TTCAACTTGTTTCATTCCTTGCTCTATAACCATTTTGACAACATTTTCCTTAAATTCTTTTGTATACGATTTTTTAGTACTCATTTGCAACACGCTCCTTACATATATTTTATCCCACTCAGGATGCGTGTCCACTTTTTATGCTAACATCAAAGTGAGCGACGAGGTGAAATCACTGTGCCTAAGGAGCATTATCCAAGCTCTTGCAGGCAACAGCCAAGAATCAAATGAACTTGCTGAAAAGGCTGAGAAACGACACAGACACGACAAGCACTTATGCCTAGACATTATGGATTTGATACCAGAAGACGTAGCACGGAAGCTCAAGCAGATAGCATAGGAGGGAGATTGTTTGGTAACAGGGGATGTTTTCAGAAAAACAGAAGGGATGCTTTACAGGCACTATAGGTTTATAAAGAAAAAAGAAAAAATAATGAATGAAATAGCTGCAATAGAAAAAAGAATTGAGGGGATTAAGCAGGACATCAAATGCGTAGAGACGGATGTCGATGGAATAGGTGGAATAGATTACAGCAGGGAAAGAGTCCAAACAAGCGGAGACTTGACTGGCATACCTGAAAGGCAGACGATATTACTCATGGATGAAGTGGGTAGACTCAAGAGAGAGCTTGAAACTGAGCTCAGAAAGAAACTTAAGAGACAGGCCAAGATAAGAGAGCTGGATGAGAAGATAGAACATGTTGCTTACGCTATCAGGAAATTCGATGAAATAAACAAGCAGTACATAGAGTATAGGTATGGCGAAGAGTGCAATTTTGAGCACATATCTAGAATGCTCCCGATTAGCTCTCCGACTGCGAGGAGACGAAGAGAAGAAATAGTCCAAGCTGTAGCTAGATTGTTAGATGTTTCATAAATCGTGACGGATTTATGACGGAACATTGACGGATTTATATAGCAAAAATGTGATATTCTAGTATTATGGAAGTTTGCTCGAGAGGGCAATGACCAAATACAAGACGGATTCTAAATCCAAACAGAAAATCCCATCAGACAGGGGCCCGAAAGGGCCTTTTGTTGTTGGTAGATCGTGCCCGAGTGATCCTAGAGAGCTTGGGCCTTTATTATGCCCGTTCCATTAGTTTGGGGCAGGGTGAAAACCTGAAAAGGACACCTGGGAGGAAAGGGGCAATAAGTGTGATAGATAAGGTTTTCGGTAATCCTCGGCCTGGAGATCCGGGCGACTATCGCAGTCCAGAGACAGAAAAACCGACGATTGGTGATAAGGGAAAAAGAATATCGCATTAGAAAAAGTACTGGGGTGGGAGTGCAAGCGATATCAAAGGCGGTGCAATATGAATGCAGATAAATACATCGAGACGAAGAAAAAACAAATAGACGGAAAAGTTAAGGCTGCAGAGAACCACAAATGCAGAAATTGTGAGTGGATGTCGCATTATTATCTCAAGAGCAACTATGACACAGTGTTTAAATGCATGTTTCCACGATGCGTGAAATAAATCCTCCTGACTTGGGCGGGCTTAGTCCCGCTGTCCCCTTTTGCAAATAGCATAACTCGACGAACAAAAATCATGAAATCTCCTTTCGTGTGAAGTATAATGGGAATTGGAAAGGAGGGAGAATGCATGAGTGGTGATGAGGCTACTTTTTGGGATATAATATCAGCGACAGGCGAGTGGGCCGGTGCGTTATTCAGCGCTATAGCGATTTATTTTGCAGTTAAAAGAGACAAACCTTCTATACGCTTCTCGGTATTATTCATAGGTGGAGATATAAGGGTAGACGTGATCAATGACAGCTACATACCTGTTAATATTGTTAAACTTAAAATAAGAGACCCTAAACATAAAAAAGATTTCTTAAATAATACAGATAGCAATAAATTATTAGGACCTGGAGAAAAAGCAACTATAGCTGAATTGAAAGAAACAGTTTTAAGTGTTAAAGGTTTTAAAAATAGACAGGAAATTCTTGAAATGATTTCCGTATATGACCAGTTTGGGAAAGAATATTTTATTAAAAATACAATCAAGGCAAAGTTAAAGCGTTTTTTCGGTATTAATTTGTTCGGAAAAACAAACAAAAAAAATAGACAAGCAGCATAAGAGCCTCCGGGCTCTTTTTTCATGCAGAAAACGTAGTACTGCGAGGTGGTGGTGATGTAGTTGGCAAGGCAGAGAAGTCCAGACAGAGAGAAGGCTTTTGAGATGTATCAAGAGCATAATGGAAATATAGATTTAATACGAATAGCAGAGATGCTGAAGCTGTCTCCCGGGACAGTGCGAGGCTGGAAAAACAAAGATAAATGGGACAGCAAAATAAACGGAACGCTCCAAAAGAATACGGAACGTTCCAAAGGAAAAGCTGCAGCCCAAAAGAAAACGCTGCGAGATAAGATAACTGAAAGTGATATAAATGGTGCTGACTTAACCGAAAATCAGCGCCTTTTTTGTTTGTATTACCTGAAGAGCTTTAATGCGACAATGGCAGCCATAAAAGCAGGCTATTCGAAAGCGAGCGCTCACGTTCAAGGATGCGTTTTATTAAAGAATCCTAAGATTGCAGATGAAATCACAAGACTTAAAAATGTGATGAAGGAAGAATTGCGTATCGACGCAATGGATGTGCTGAAAAAGTATATAGCAATAGCCTTCGCAGACATAAGCGACTATATTACATTCGGCCAAAGAGAAGTGCAGGCCATGGGAGCTTTCGGCCCCATCGTGGATGATGATGGCAATCCGGTCATGAAGACGGTCAACTATGTAGATTTCAACGAAAGCGCTGCAGTCGACGGCACGATAATCAAAGAGGTCAAGCAGGGTAAAGACGGCGTTTCAATCAAGTTCGAGGACAGGATGAAGGCGCTTGAGAAGCTGGAGCTGTACTTCGATATTCTCCCTGATAAATTCAAGCGGAAAGTCGAGGAAGAAAAGCTTAGCATGGCCAAGGAGCGACTGGAGCTCGATAAACTCAAGCTCAAAGAGGATGCAGACGAAATTGAAGATGATGGCTTCATAGACGCACTGAGGGCAGAAACGCCGGAGGTGTGGAACGATGAAGCTTAGGAAGGCAGTGTTCAAGTTCAAGCCGTTCAGCAGGAAGCAAAAGAAGATACTGACTTGGTGGATGGGCGAATCGCCTGCAAGCCATATGGACGGCATCATAGCCGACGGCGCCATACGTTCCGGCAAGACTCTTTCAATGTCGCTTTCATTCGTCATGTGGGCAATGGAGGAATTCGAGCAGCAAAATTTCGGGATGTGCGGAAAGACGATAGGATCATTCAGAAGGAATGTGCTTTTCTGGCTCAAGCTCATGCTAAGATCCAGAGGATACAAAGTCCAGGACAAGCGTGCAGATAACCTCGTGATTATAAGTAAGGGTGGCAAAAGCAATTTCTTCTATATTTTTGGCGGTAAGGATGAAAGGTCGCAGGACTTAATCCAAGGAATAACATTGGCTGGCTGCTTCTTTGACGAGGTAGTACTAATGCCTGAAAGTTTCGTTAACCAGGCTACAGGCCGTTGTTCTGTGGAAGGGTCGAAGTGGTTTTTCAACTGTAACCCCGAAGGGCCTTATCACTGGTTTAAGCTTAATTGGATAGACAGGGCGCATGAGAAGAACATACTCTACCTGCATTTCACGATGGACGACAACCTTTCGCTCTCAGAAAAAATCAAAGAGAGATACCGAAGGATGTATTCGGGGGTGTTTTTCCAGCGGTATATACTAGGCCTTTGGGTTGTTGCTGAGGGCATCATATATGACATGTTCTCGAAGGAGAAGCACGTTGTACCGACGGTTGACAGGACATACACGCAATATTATGTAGCAATAGACTACGGAACGCAAAACCCTACAACATTCGGGCTGTGGGGCCTTTGCAATGGAATATGGTACAAGGTGAAAGAATACTATTACTCAGGCAGGGATGAAGGCAAGCAAAAGACAGACAGCGAGTTTGCCGATGATCTCCAGTCTTTTATTGGGGAACTGCCGGTCAAGGCTGTCATAATAGATCCTTCGGCAGCTTCGTTCATAGCGGAGCTTAGGAAGCGCAGCATCAAGGTCCAAAAAGCCAGGAACGATGTTTTAGACGGCATCAGGTTCATGGCTACACTTCTCACAAGAGAACTTATAAAATTCAATGACTGTTGCCAGGAGACATTCAAGGAGTTCAGCTCCTATATATGGGATTCAAAGGCATCCGAAAGAGGAGAGGACAAGCCGGTCAAAGAAAACGACCACGCTCTCGACTCAGACAGGTATTTTTGCTACACAGTAGTCAGAATACCAAGGGCAACGAGAAACTACTCAGGAAAGGGGGCGAGATAGTGCTAGAAATAATAAGACAGGAGCTCGAAGGGCTCTATGGTGATGAAGTCCTGCGAGATATGAGCGAGATAATTTCGCTGTATGAATTCTATGAAGGCAAAGGGCAGGACTGGACTATCCCATCAGACCTCGATTATAAGCCAACGAAAAAGAAAACGAACTGGACTAAGAAGCTTATCAAGGAAGAAGCTCGCTTCCTCTTTGGGAAAACTCCTGAATTCAAGATAGTATCAGAAAACGAGGAAGGTGCACAGGTAGTGCAGGAGTATGTAAATAAGGTTCTCAAGGACGGATTGTTTTCAGATAAGCTTGTTAAAGGTGCAAGAGACTGCTTTGTGGGAAAAAGAGTTGCACTGAAGCTCTCGGGAGGAGCAGGACAGCCAATAAGAGTTCATTTCAAGCCTAGCCTTGAGTTTGTGTTCGAGCCTCAGGATGAGGATGTCGATGAGCTTCAGTCTATAGTGTTCTTCTATCAGATGAATCAGACAGAGGACAAGAGCAAGCAGCGCATCTGGAAACAGCGATATCACATGGACAATGGAAGATGCAGACTTAATGAAGGGGTGTATGACGGATACGGCAGGCTTGTCGAGGAAAGGTTTACGGACTTCGATACTGGTCTATCATTCATACCTGCTTATGTCATAATCAACGACGGCCTCACAGGAGATCTAAAAGGCGAGTCGGACGTTGCAGAGCTGATGGACAACCAGCAGGCGTTCAACAGGCTTTCGAGCGATGACGTGGACGCCCTTAGGTTCAATATGTTCCCTCAGACTGTAGCAACAAATGCTTCAGAGGACAGCCTCAAGTATATCAAGATAGCTCCGGGAGCGCTCATAGACCTGCAAAAGTCAGTTGAAGCAGACGGCAACGCCGATATGAAAAAGCTTGAAAGTCAGTTCAGCTATGGAGATAAGCTGGAAAAGACACTGTCCAGAGCAGTCACAGAAATGCATGAGGTGCTTAATGTGCCGAGGCTTAACCTTGACGAGCTCAAGGGTGTAATGACCTCAGGCAAATCCATGAAGGCACTGTATTGGCAACTTGTGACGAGGTGTGAGGAGAAGTACACTTCTTGGAGGCCGGCGCTTGAGTGGATGGTGTGGGCAATCATCGAAATGACGAAAGCCTACAATCTCGAAAGCCTGCCGGAGTTGCCGGACATGGCTATCCAAGTAGAGAACATATATCCATTGCTTGAGGATGAGCAGGACGAAAAGCTTCTCGACATGCAATCAATCAATACGCAGGCTATGAGCAGAAAAACATACCTGAAGAAATGGAATCCAGCCATGGACGATGCGCAAGCGGATGAAGAACTCAAGCAGATAGCGCTTGAGAAGAACCTTCTGGAAGATTCGTACATGAAAGGACTTGACGAGGGAGCTGGTGAGTAATGGCCAGCAACAGATACAAGGAACTTATGAAACGGGCCCAGAGCGAAAAAATAAGGCTTACAAGGGCGATTCATAATGAGATAAAGGAAATCTTCAAGGATGTTTCGAAATCTCTTGAGAGGAAAGCTGTGGGAGCTAAAAGGGTAAATCTAACTGAACGCTTCATGCTCGACTACAAGAAAGCTATAGATGCAGAACTGAAGGAAGTCAGAAAAGAGCTCTACTCGAAAAATAAGAAGGCAATAGAGGATGCAGCAAACGCTGCAGTACAGTTGCAGTTATCATTCCTCGAAGAGATAGACACAAAGTATAGCCTCGGACTAGGCGAAACATTCAGAGATGCTTTCTCAAGAGTGCCGCAGGAAGCCATGAATGAAATACTCTCGGGAAAGATGTACAAGGACAGAGCGGGGCTATCCGAAAGGATTTGGGCAGACACAAAGGGAATGGAAAAGGATATAGACTATATAATCGCCAAGGGTATAGCTGAGAAGAAATCGGCTTACGATTTAGCCAAAGACCTTGAGGCGTATCTGGACCCAGAAGCCAAGAAGGATTGGGAATGGTCAAATGTCTATCCTAACGCGAGAAAGCAGATAGACTACAATGCCCAGAGGATGGCTAGGACGAGCGTCAACCATGCGTTTTTCAACGCCAACATGAAAAGCTATGCTAAGAACCCGTTTGTCGAGGGTGTAGAGTGGATGCTGTCCAACTCTCACTACGAGAGGCAGGTCAAACCGTTTGGTCCCGACGTTTGTGACGAATACGCAAAGCATGACGAAGGCTTAGGCACGGGAGTATTTCCGGTGGACAAGGTGCCGCTACCGCACCCGATGTGCCTTTGCACTCAAGCGGCATACATACCCAAGGACTTTGACGAGATAGGCGAAGAGCTGGGCAAATGGGTAAGAGGCGAAAGCAATCCGACACTGGATGCATGGTATGGAGAATTTGGCAGAGAATTCGCAGGCGGTGAAAAGCAGGACGGCGATATTTACAAGTTCAGAAAGAAAGAATCCTATGCGGATTGGTTCGACAAGCGCAACGACAGTTACAAGAAAGCTTTTCTAGGAACTCACAAATACTACTTGCATAAAGCAGGTGTATTCAAAGACGGTTATTTTGATATGCCATGGGCTGAATTGAACACTGAAAAGAACAGAATTATTGTGGCAAGAGAAAAGACTCTAGCTCAAGGACCTAAATGGAAGAGTGAAATTAAACTAGAAGAACATGTAGCCAAAAGGAAAAAGAAGGAACATATTCCGCAAGAATGGACATCGAAGGATTATAATAGCAAAATACAGGGTATCATTAATAACAAGGAATCTGATGTATACAGATATCTTGATAAGTACGTTGTTTTTAGTGATGGTGATTGGATAGTAATGATGTCACAAGAAGGAACTATGGAGACGGCATTCTCGCCAGATGATTTTAAAAGTTATGTAGCAAAAGAGAAAGGCTACGAACTATTGGGCAAGATTGAGGAGTTGTATAAACATGGACAATAGAAAAACAATCAACTCATACAAATACGGAATTGAAGATTTTGAAGAAGTAAGTCCTTTTGAATTGGTTGATACTCTTATGGTTAGGGATAGGATAGAAAAAACGAAATCTGAGTTTACCGAAAAAGAATGGAAAGAAATTGAAGCTGTTGACGATGAACTTAAATCAAAAGGAAAATTGGCCCATGATCATCTGATGAAAATTGAATATAAAACTCACAAAGAACCAAAAGAAAATTGGTGGTGGCATGTGGGAGAGTAAGGAGTGATAGCGTGGATTTAGACATTAAGCATCAAGTGCTATTTGCGATATATTCTGAATACCAAAACGACATACCAGATATGCAAAAGGTCAACTTCAGGAACTTGGAGATAGATAGCCTTGCATTCAAGGTGGCGCTCTTGAAGCTTCAAAACGAAGGGCTTATCGATGGCCTTGTGACATGTCCTCCCGGAACTAGGCTTGCAGAAAAGGTTAAGGCGCTGTTGATGGAAGGTGTAATGCCAACAAGAGAAGGCATTGAGTATGTCGAAAGAAAGCTTGAGGTGGCAAGGGACCTTTCAGGCCGTGAGAAACTTAAATTAGTATCTGAAAAGCTTGGGAAACTCGGCTATGAGATTCTGAAAGAGTTTGTAGCAGCACAATTCAAATAACGATTAGGCACTTTCGAATGAGAAGGTGTCTTTTTTATCGCCTTTTTAAAGGCCAGGCGTAAAAGAAGCGGACTCTATCGTGGTCACTAGCACGTTAAAAAGTGAAAATAGACTATTGGAGGTACAACATGAACTGGCTTAAAGAATTACTTGAGAAATTAGGGCTTGCTGACAAATACGAAGACATAAAGGCAGGGGTTGAAACCAACTACAAAGGCTATGTGCCAAAAGAACGCTTCGATGAAATCAACGACCAGAAAAAAGAGTACAAGAAAATGCTAGACGAGAGAACAACCCAGCTGGAAGAACTCAAAGGCAAAGCCCAGGGGAATGAGGAACTGCTAAACAAAATCAAGGGACTTGAGGAGACAAATGCTAAGACTGCAGCGGACTATGAAAAGAAAATAGCCGACCAGTCTTTTTCTTTTGCGCTAGAAAGTGCTTTGAAGGATGGAAAAGTCAAGAACACTAAAGCTGTAAAAGCGCTGCTTGATCTTGAAGGCATCAAGCTTGATGGGGATAAGCTGACAGGCCTTGACGAGCAGATATCCAAGCTCAAGGAATCTGACTCATACCTGTTTGAAGCTGAAAGGTCCGGTGGAACAGGAGGGGCAGGTAACTTCGGAAGGAAAGACCAGGGAGCTGGAAAAGAAAGCTTGGGCGAAAGACTTGCAAAGCAAAACCAGCAATCACAGGCTACAGAGAACCCATATTTCAAATAACAAGGAGGAAATCAAATGAGTAAATTTGTTGTAAACAGCTATAGCTCTAACAAAGAAATATTGAAATTTACAGATTTCATAGGTGTCAATGTAATGGTTTCGGATAGCGGAGTCGTTGCCAACTCAGACGGAAAGAAAATAGTTCCGGCAGGAACTGTGGTAGGGGGTTCTACCAAAGCGGTTCTTGAAAATCCAACGGAGCCGGTTGTATCAAAGAACACTGCATTGCTGGGAGCTGCTGCAGAGGGAGTGCTACTCTATGATGTTGATGTGACTTACGGAGCCAAGGAAGGTTCGATGGTTATTCACGGTTTTGTAGATTTAAACAAGCTGCCAGAAGCACCTGTGGCAGAAGCTACAGCGGTTCTTACACTAATAAAATTCATGAAATAGAAAGGGGAATAGAAAATGAATATATTTGATATCGTAACAGCAAAAGAGATAGCAAGTTACTACACTGCGCTAGGACAAGGGCAGCCTCCATATCTTGGACAGACTCTTTTCCCTAATTCGAAACAGCTGGGACTAGACTTGTCGTGGATAAAGGGCTCGAAAGGCCTTCCGGCAGTATTAAAACCCGCAGCATTTGATACCAAAGCAGCACTCAGAGACAGAGTAGGTTTTAGCAAGGTTGAAACTGAAATGCCTTTCTTCAAGGAAGGTATGCTAGTGAAGGAAAAGGATAGGCAGGAACTCAACAAGGTAATGAACTCTGGAAATCAAAGTTATATCGACATGATAGTTAACAAGATATTTGACGACAAAATGACTCTTGTGGAAGGAGCTAAGGCGCAAGCAGAAAGAATGAGGATGCAGCTGCTTTCTACAGGAATGATTGCTATATCGGCCAACGGAGTAGCACTCAACTACGATTACAAAATGCCTGCAGAGCATAAAGGAAATGCGGCTACTGTATGGAGCAATCTTACGGAGTCCAATCCAATAGCAGACATATTGGGCTGGATGGACAAAGTTGAAGGAGATACTGGTGTCAGACCGGTTAGGGCCACATGCACCAGAAAGACATGGTCATATCTGCTTGGCAACAAAGCTATAAAGATGGATATGAACGCAACTAGCGGTGACAAGATAATACTTACTGATTCCATGCTGGAGCAATACCTGATGGCGAAAATAGGCCTCAAGGTAGCAATAAACTCGAAGAAGTTCATAGATGAAACGGGAGCCCAAAAGAATTACTTCCCGGACGATACATTCACGCTGTTCCCTGAAGGAAATCTGGGCAAAACTTGGTTCGGAACTACACCTGAGGAATCGGATCTTATGTCAGGTACCGATGCTATAGTATCAATCGTAGAAACTGGAATAGCTCTTACTACGATAAAGCATACTGACCCTGTGAATGTCGAAACTAAGGCTACTATGATAACACTGCCATCTTTCGAGAGGATAGACGAGGTATTCATAGCGGACGTGGCATAGGAGGACGCATAAGTGAAATATACTGACGGTGAAAATACAATAGAAGTATCCAAGGGGGCTTATAGAGAAATCTATGAGCCTCTTGGCTTTTATGCAGTGGAGACAGAGATAGAAGAAAAGAAAGCAGCTACAAAGAAAACAACAAAAAAGGCAGTTGATGCTGAGTGCGAATCTTAACGGATGAACAAAAGACGAAGGCGATAGAATATATTAAATTTAAACTGCTGGAGGATAAATGGCCGTTCTTTTCAGATGCGCAAATTGAAATGCTCCTTGAAAATAATCTCAATGCCCAAGACTTGGCGGTGTATGAGGGCCTAACAGCAAAAAGCAGAGTGGACAGCATAGAACTTCCCGGGGGGCTGAAAAAGCCCTCCAATAGGGAGTATTGGCTAACAATGGCTAATGAGATGAAAAGAAAGATTGCAGCCGCCATAGAGGCTGGCGCGTATGAAGATATACTGGATGAAATGAAAAGTGCTGGCATGTTAGGTGAATTCAAAACGTCAGGAAGCGGTGGAGGCTTCTACTCAATGGCGAGGGTGGATCATATATGAACGTAGAGCAGATATCAGCGCAGGAAATCAAAGGCATAATCAAAGAGGTTGGCGGGCTTGTGAGTGTATACCGTGCTGGAGAAAACGAGTTTGGTGAATCTTCAGGAGAGCAGCTTGTGGGAATAATTACAGGGTATTTCTATAAGCATGACAAGCATGCGGGCATCAAGATAGACATTGCCGGTGGGGTGGCAAAGCCATCAGGTGAAGCCGAGTACAGGCTGCTTACGTGGGTCGATGAAAACACGTCTCAGATTCAGCCGGGAGATTATTTCGAGTATAACGGCATTCGATACAAGATTACTGACCTTGGCAAGTTTGAAAATGCGTATTTCAACATGTCATTGGAGGTGGCGTAGGTGGGATTGAAACTCGATACGTCGGGCCTGCTCAAAGGACTTGGAGAGGCCGATATGAAAATGAAGGCTGCTGTAGGCGTGTATTGCGATGTTGCAGGCAAGAAGCTTGAGAAGTGGGCCAAGAATCCGCCTTACCCCGAAAAACCGAAAGCTCAATATACGGACAAGCAGCTCATTCTTTTTAAGGTATTGGCCAAGCAAGGGAAAATTAAAAGACAGCCAATACAAGGTGGTCCATACAAGTGGAAAGACCGCTCAGGAAGAGCGAGGCAGACAATTCAAGGCGGCATGGAATGGCAGGGCGCAAAGTGCAGGACATTCGTAAGTGGTAACGTGGATTACTTCGAGTACCTTGAGTTTGCTCACGAGAAGAAATACGCGGTTCTATGGCCCGCCATCCAAGCCAATAGCAAGAAGATGCTTGAAGGCATGCACAAGATACTTGAAAAGTAGGTGGCAACATGTGGAAGGCAATATATTTGCATCTCAAGTCAAAGGGGCTGGCGGTGTATTCGCCGGGCCAGCACTCAGGGCCTTGCACTAGCTCTTATGTGGTCCTTCGGGATGCTGGCGTCAATGCCTTTGCAGGCACAAATCAAGTGGGCTATGCGCTCATGGACGTGATAGTATACCATCCAGTTGGGCAATACTCAACACTGGGCGACTATGTGCAAAGCATCCGCAGCGCGATGAAGAAGATACCAGAGGCAAGATTCACAGGCTACGAAACACCTGTGCTGATGGAAGAAGAAAAGCAGGGTTATACTACGAGCCTGCAATATCAAATCATGAAAAGAATATAGGAGGTAATGCCAATGGCTGCAATAAATTTGACAGGAAAGGCCCTTGTCAACGTGGTCAGGGTGGAAGTCGTAACTGAGGAAACCACTCCAAAGACTTACAGGCTAGGAACGTCTGACAAGGCGAATGCAAAACCGAAGGTTTCGCAGGGCAAGGAAGAAATACTAAGGGTGAAGAACCAGATACTTGCGCTAGACAAGACGGAGGATATTGTTGTTGGGTATGATGTGGACTTCGAAAACGCCCTAATGGCGCCGGAGTTGTTTGCGCTTATAGACGGCGGAACGCTTACTTACGACCCTGTAGAGACTACAAAGGTAACTAAGTATGACGCACCGACTCAAGGAGTTGCTGTAAGCAGAACTCCTTTCACGCTAAACATATTCACAGAAGAAAAAGAGACAGACGGAAGCATACTGGGCTATGCCAAGTTTGCATTTGCGCACTGCAAGGGCAAGCCGGTTGATTATCAGTTCGAGGACGGCAAGTTCACAGCTTCAAAGCTTGAAATGGAGTCAAGGGCGAAAAAGAACGAGAAACCGGTAACAATAGAATTCCTAGATGAATTGCCAGCATAATCAAAATTAGACTATTGGGAGGATTTCGCATGAAAGTAACTAGCTTAAGCGAATTAAAAAAGAAAGCACAAGGGCAAATAGAGGAGCTTCCCGGATGGGACAATGAGCCCTTCACAGTGAGACTAAAAAGGCCTTCGCTCCTTGGCCTTGCCTCAAAAGGCAAGATACCCAACTCGATGCTGGGGAGCGCTCAGAAGGTATTTAGCAGAGGCGTCAGCAGTGATGTGGACATCAAGGAAGTATACAGCATAGCAAGAATCATAGCAGAGGAATCCCTCGCAGAGCCTACCGTGGAGCAAATAGAGGAAGCGGGCTTGGAGCTGACGGATGAGCAGCTAATGGCCATTATAAGCTATACACAGGCAGGTTCAAAAGGACTTGAGAGGTTTCGTCCAAAGCAAGCAGATAGTGAGGGTACTGAATCAAAGCAAAGCGTACAGGGAAAAGCCGAGTAGGATTCTTCGAATAGAGGATGAATACACGGCTTTTTGCTTTGATGAGGCGTGTTTCTACATTCAGCAAATGCTTGAGGAACGAGATAAAGAAGGAAATTTCGTAAACA